ATTCCCACAAAGTAGGTACTCAAAAGTTCTTTATACTTTACTAAGAAGTATATTTAAAAAACACCCCGGAAGGTGGCAGTTTATGTCAAAAGATCCAAAATTTAATGCAGTCCTTGAGAGATTTGGTATTGTGACAGATTTCTACGGATTACGAGGTATAGTCTAATGCCACCTGTTGCTATTGCTCTTGCTGGTGGTGCTATTTTAGGTGGGGCTCTTGGGATCCTAGGAAATCTCTTATCACCAAAACCACCATCACCACCTAGTGCACCAGAAGTCCCAACACTCGATAATCAAAAGGCCAAACTTGATGCTGCGGCACAAGCGGAACGAGACAAACGACGAAAGGTGGCGAATATCTTTGCTGGTGGATTACAGACTGGCCCACTCATTTCAGGAACACAACAGAATAGGACTGTCTTAAATGGTTGAACCACTCGTTAAAGAACTCCTCAGTCGTGATGCCCAAATGGATTATCGTCAAGTTAATTGGCGTAATGCTTGGCAGGATTTGCAACTCTTCCTTGCCCCTAATGCAAAGGATATTACCCTCAAAAGGAGTGGCGGGACTGTTAAAAATAGAGAAGTCTTTTCATCTGAACCCATTGAAGCTGCATCACGATTAGCAGGGGCTATTACTGGTATCATCACCAGTCCTTCTCAACAGTGGTTTAACTTTACCTTTGGTGAGGGTCTTGTTGATCTTGGCACAGAAGCGAAGGATTGGTTACAAAAAGCAGCACAGCGTACATTCCTGGCTATGTCACGGTCGAATTTTGCAGTAGAGATGCTTCAAGCTCATCTTCATCTTGTGGTATTTGGGACGACTTCTATTTACCTACGTGAGCATCCCCTAAAGCCTGGGTCATTATTATATGAAACCCTCCCTATTGGTTCATATCGTATACAAGACGGGATAGATCGCAAAGTAGATACCATCCATCGAGATGTGGAAATGTCCTTAAAACAACTTGCCCAACATGCTGAAGAAGATGGTTGGGAACTCCACCCCAATAGATGGAAACAACTTGAGAAAGAACCGTTTAAAGAAATCACTGTCCTTCATTGTATCTACCCAAAAGGACAAGTCAAACATGAACTAGATACTGATACCTATACCAGTGTGTATATTGATAGAGAGAAAAAATTCCGTATGGCCACTGAGGGATTTAAAGAATTTCCAACCCCAGTGAGTCGTTGGATGGTCAGTGGTCGTGATGAAGAATATGGTCGATCACCAGGATTCAAAGCCTTACCTGGAATTATGACCCTCAATACGGCTGATGAATTAGGACTACGAGCATGGGCTAAAGAGATAGACCCACCTGTCCTTGCCTTACATCAATCAGTACTTGGAACACCTGACCTGCGACCGTCACAATTGACATACATATTAGAGAAAGGGGCACTTGAGCCATTCCCACATCGTTCAAATATCAATGCTGAGGTGGTAAGAACAGAAAGAGTATTGAGTAATATTCGTTCAATCTTCCTCATGGACCTTTTGCAATTCCTTCCAGGTGAAGGAAAGACACCACCATCAGCAACACAGATCAACGCTCAACAGGATATATTGTTACAAATTGCTGGACCTGAATTGACTCGACAGGAATATGAACTCTATGATCCATTAGTATCAAGGGCATTATTATTACAAATACGTGCAAAAGAAATAGAACCTATTCCTGCACAGATTATTGAACTCTCTAAGGAATTCAATATCCCCATTGATATTAAGTTTGAAGGTCCAGTGGCGAAGGCCAAAAGACGATCAAGGGCACAATCAATTGATACCATGCTTGGGTGGGCTGGTCAAATGGCTGAAATCTTCCCCAATATTCTTAATAAGTTCAATCCTGAAAGGGCAGCAGATATACGAACTGAGTTAGAAGGTGCACCACTTGAAATACTCAATACTGAGGAAGAGATTAAAGCTATTGAGGAAGCACAACGTCAGCAGCAAGAACAACAGCAAAAACAACAACAAGCTGAAATGCTCACCAAAGGAGTAAAAGATCTTGGAGGAATCCAACAGTTACAACAACTTGAACAATCCGTTCAACAGTAGCGTTATTGAAGACAGAGTGGCCCATGATATCTCGACTATACAAGCCTTTAAATTAGTCAATGGTACACAAGCTGGTAAGGATGTTATCGCTCACTTAGTCAAGAAGTACCTCAATGATGAGTTATATGCAGGGATTGTAGATAATAATCAATTAGCTCTAGGGTTTGATGCAGGTCGAAGAAGTGTGGTGCAGTTTATCTTGAATACGGTAAATTGTAATGTGAAAGAAGAACAATCTAAATTGGAGGCATTGTATGGCAGACTCAGTACTGGACCTAGCGAAAACTTCAACCAATGAAGTGGTAGACAATCCAGATCCTAACGAGAAAGTAAAGGAAAAGACATTCGGTGATTTCTTCAGTGATGTGTCAAAAGCTCATCCATCCTATGCGAAGTTTAAAGACAAAAGTGGTGATGACCTTTTTAACAGTTATACAAACCTTGAGAGTACCCTTGGTAGCAGGGTGAAGTTACCAGATGAGAAAAGTACACCAGAAGATAAGAAGGCATTTTGGGCAAAATTGGGTGTACCAGATGAGGCTGGTGGATATGAAATAGAACTTGACCCTTATTACGGCCTTGATGAAGCTGGCCTTGAACAACTTAAAAGTGCGTTTCATCAAGCGAATTTTACAAAGGAACAATCAGCCATTATCCAAGGAGTCCTAAATCAAGGGGCACAGAAATTATCTGCTGAAACGACACAAGCTCAAGAAGCAATAGCCAAGGAAACGGAATCAACATTACGTACTGAATGGGGTGCGAATTTTGAGATGAATCGCGCTCTTGCGAAAAGGGCGGTAGGTACAGTATTTGGTGATGCCGAGTTTGAACGACTCAATAAAGCCAATGGAAATGATGCCACCTTTATTAAAGGAATGCACAAGATTGGATCTATGCTTGCTGAAAAAGGACTATTAGGAAAGACCACTGTGAAAGAACTTGGTGGCTATACCCCAGAAGAAGCATCCTCCATGTACTTAGATATTATCAATAATAAAGAAAATGCAGAATACAAAGCGTATCACGATAAACGAAACCCCCAGCACCAACAAGTGCAGGATAAGGTTTTGAACTTGATACGAGTGACGACCACATAGGACAACCGCAAGGCCCTATATTTTACTAATACATTCCTCAAAGGCCCGTTTCGGATAACCAGACAGGGGTGTTCATGATACGATTATTAATTTTGTAAGGAGAACAAATCATGGCATCTACTATTGATGTGGCGAGGATAGTTCAATTTGGAGACAACTATCGTCATCGAGTGCAAGAAGCGGGTTCAGTGTTTCGAGGAATTTTTGAAGAAGTTGATGTGGTGGGGAAACGGAAGAAAATAGATTTCCTTGCTTCAACTTCCAGTGCATCCAAAACAGGACGGAATCAAGGTATCACGTATGTTGATCCTACTCACACAGCGCGTTGGTTGGCTACGGCAACTGAGTATTGGTCTGCCCTTGTTGATAAGGAAGACATTATGCGGGTCTTGGCTGATCCTCGTTCTAAGTATCTTGAGAATGGGGTGATGGCAATGAATCGTCACTATGATGCGAAAATCATTGCGGCCTTTGACGCGACTGTAACGACTCAGGAAGATGCTGACGGTACTACGCCCTTTGACAGTAATTATCAAATTGCGGCTGGTGGAACTGGAATGACCATTAGCAAATTGCGACAAGCCCTTCAGAAATTAGAAGAGGGTGGGTATGTGTATCAAGATGACCATCAGTTGTATTGTGTCATTGCACCTGCTCAAAAGGCGAATTTACTTGCGACGACTGAAGCGACATCTAGTGACTATAGCAATGTGAAAGCATTGGTACATGGTGAAACGGATATGTTGCTTGGCTTCAAGTTTCTTACTTGTAATCAATTGGCAACTGGTGATGGGCTTGGAGTTGGTGCTTCTACTGACCGTGAGTGTTATTGCTTCAGTAATAAAAGCATGATGGTTGGTATGGGGAAAGATTTGATGACCAAAGTGACTGAGCAAACGCAATTGGTGAGTCATCCATGGCAACTCTATATCGAACATGACCTTGGGGCGGTTCGGTTGCAAGAAGAGTTGATTGTCCAAATTGATTGTGATGAAACTGTTTAATTGAATAAAGAGAAAGGAGTATAGATAATGGCTACTGCAAATAGTGTGCAATATGCACAAACCTTAACCACACCACATACCTTGCTTGACCCAACGGAACAAGCTGGTGTTATACGAATGTTATGGGCGACGTATGAAACAACGGCAATTGCTTCTGGGAGTGTCATTAGTTGGTTTGTTCTTCCTGCTAATACTCGTCCTGTTGCGGCATGGATTACTGCTGATGATGAAGCGGCTTTAAGTACGATTACGCTTGGTGACGTGACCGATTCTGATGGGTATATGGTAGCAACTTCAATTGCAAGTGGTGCGACTTATCTTGATTGTGTTGCTACAGGTGGGGCATATTGGCTTGGTGAAGCTGGACTTAATAGTGCCGATACAGTTGTGACATCTACGACTGGTGGAGCAACCTTGACTGGTGGTGCCACTATTACTGTTACTATGTTATATGTCCAAGGAACCTAACAACCATTAAACATTTGAGGGGGGCTGAAAGATACCCCCCTCAACTTTCTTTCATTAATAAGGAGTATTATGGGCAACAAAGGGGTTATACAAAAAACAGATGCCAATGCAGTTGATAGTAATACACATTGGGCCATTGATGCGGGTACTGGAACATTGGGTTCTGGAACGGCAACAATTACAAGTAAACTAAGTACCGTGACTCATGTAGGATGTACGCTTGATGTAGCTGGTGCGCCTGCACTAACGACTAGTCAATTCTCATGGACAGCGAGTGGTGGGACGATTACCGTATATGGGTGGAAGCCAACTGGTTCTGGTGATACGACTTTGATTGCGGCAACGGATGCTGATACATTTAGTTGGTATGCAATAGGAACATAATATGGCTATTACCAAAGTCAATATCTGTAACCAGGCATTAGTTTTCCTTGGTGAGAAAACTATCATCAGTCTTGATGATAATACTCGCCAAGGAGAATTATGTTCGACATTTTTTGACAACACCCGCGATACTTTACTAAGAAGTCATCCTTGGAATTTTGCCCTCAAACGTATGGCCCTCACACGCGATACAGTTGTGCCTTATGGGAATGAGTGGGATTATCAATTCATCCTTCCTGCTAATTATCTACGAGTACTTAATACTATTCCACAACGCATCCCCTATAGGATCGAAGGGAATAGGCTTTTGACAAATGAAAGTACGATGGGTATTCGGTATATCTACCGGAATGAAGATTACAATTCGTGGTCCCCCGATTTTGCTCAACTTGTTGCTGCACGACTAGCATTATTACTAGCACATACCATTACGACGAAAACTGGTCTTATTACACAAGCTTTCCAATGGTTGAAAATGGTGACACAAGAAACTAAAGGGATTGAAAGTCAAGAAGGTTCCCCTGAGACAATCAATAGTGATAACCTAATTGATGCCAGATGGTTGGGTCAATCAACGAGTCAATTTGTCAAGGATACATTGACGTAATGGCCAAAACCAAATACCTGATTAATAACCTCACGAGTGGCGAACAGACACCTAAACTGCGGTCAAGAACTGAACTCAAAGCCTATCGTAATGGTGCACAGGAAATGACCAATGTACAAGCCGAACGGTATGGTGGATGTATACGACGAGGTGGGTCTGGGTTTATTGACCGTGTAAAAGATGAAAGTAGTGAGACACATCTTTTTGACTTTGTGTATAGTGAAACACAAGCCTATAATATTATCGCAGGTGATTTGTATTTTTGGTTTACCCTTGGTGGTTCGTTATTAACTGAAACTACCATCAATGTTACAGCCACAGCATCAAGTGGTGGGCTTATTCGTGTGACAACTGATGGGGCACATGGATATAGTAATGGGGATTATGTACGAATTGTTGGTGTACTTGGGACTGTAGAAGCAAATGATGTTTGGGTAGTGACTGGGAAGACGAGTACAACAATTGACCTCACTGGTTCTACCTTTACAAATGTCTGGATAAGTGGTGGGACTGTTGGGAAAGTTGTAGAAGTTACCACACCATATCTTGAAGCTGATCTTGCTGAGTTAGACTGGTCACAGGATGGAGATGTATTACATTTTACAGGTGGAAACTATGCACCACGAACACTGACAAGGACAACGGCAACCTCCTTTACACTAGCAGCAAAACAATTCGCTTACCCACCTACAATTGATGCTAATACCACAGCTACCACTCTGACACTCAGTGCAGCAAGTCCAGCAGTTGGTGACAGTATTACAGTCACAGCAAGTGCAGCAGTATTTACCGATACTGAACTCACAGGACATATTAATAGTGGGTGGCGGTCACATGGGGGTGCATGGCATATTACAGCCTTTGGATCAACAACGAGTGTGACAGCAACCGTGACCGTTGCATGTACTGGTGGAACCACACCAACGACTACATGGAGCGAGGCAGAATGGAGTGGGGTCCGTGGTTGGCCGAGACGTAATGCCTTCTATGAACAACGATGGGTCACATCACCAACGACAGCAAAACCTCAAACAATCTGGGGGTCGGCAGTTGGTGGACCGTTAGATTTTGACCAATCAACAACAAACTCAGATGATTCATTTGAACATACAGTTGCGGCTGTGAAGATCAATACTATCACATGGTTATCACCGCAATCAACACTATTGATAGGCACAGCAGGGCAGGAATTCAAAGCCAGTGGTCCCGCTAATGGTATACTCACAGCCAGTGATCCTATTATCCGTAAGCAAACTTCCTTTGGTGGGAAAGCATCCAAACCTGTCCAAGTGGGAAATGCTACACTTTATATAGATCAATCAGGTCGTAGGATTTATGACATTGTATTTGATTTCCAGGTAGATAGCTATGACGGAGATCAGATAACACTCTTAGCGGAACACTTATTCCCAACAACTAAAACAATCACACGTATTGTTTATCAGCAAAATCCTGGGAATGTTGTATGGATGGTCAGAAGTGATGGTGTATTGATTTCATGCACCTATCTACCAAAACAAGAAATCTTAGCATTTGGAAGACATGTCCTTGGTGGGACTGATACTGTTGTTGAATCTATTTCAACTATCCCTAATGTTTCCAGTGGGGATGACGATGTGTATCTCATTGTAAAGCGAACGATCAATGGCGCAACACATCGGTATATTGAGCGACTTGATTCTACCCTCTATGTTGATAGTGGGGTTTCAGGTACACATAGTCCAGCCGCGAGTGCACTAGCAGGGTTGACACATCTTGTTGGGGAAACGGTGGATATAGTTGGTGATGACAGCCCATATAATCAGCAAGTGGTCAGTGCTACTGGAACTGTGACATTAGACACCACTGAAAATACCATTACCTCAAGCCAAGTGGGATTACCCATTCCAACACCGACTTTAATACCAAATGAGATAGACCCTTTTATTTTCAAAGGAGAAACATCATTAGGAATGCCCAAACGACCAGCACGACTCTATGTACGTACTCTAAATACACCAAGCATTATCATTAATGGGAAACGAGTCGCTTCACGATCAACACAAGACTTAATGGACACCGCCCCACCGACCAATGTGATTGATGATTGGGATTTAACTGAGCTTGGGTATGATGATAATGCGAAAATTACAATTACACAAGACTCCCCCTTACCAATGAATATCCTTGGTATCTTTGGAGAATATGAAACAGGTGGTGAGTAATGGCCTTTTC